TCAGAGTTATTCTACAGGATTTTCTTTTACAAATGATAATGAACTTATCACTAAGAAATATGTTGATGATTTTGGATTAGGATTTTCATGGCATGAAAGCGTTCTAACTAGAACTGCAACTCCTCCAGTTTCTCCTAGTGCTGGCGATAGATATTTAATTATCCCAACGGCTACAGGCGCATGGGTAGGGCAAGAAGATGCCTTAGCAGAATGGAGTGGTTCAGCTTGGATATATACTGTTCCTAACTCAGGCGACGCAGTATTAGTTGCAGACGAGCCTACCGTCCAATATAGATTTGATGGTTCTAATTGGATCTCGCAATCTTACGAAAGTACAGTTGCAGGCGACGGACTTACTCAAACAGGTAATACTATAGCTGTCGATCCTACATTAGCAGGCGCAGGACTTGGTTATGCAGCCGGAATCATGAATGTAAATGTTGACGATAGTTCTATTGAAGTTGCTACTGATACATTACAAGTAAAAGCGTTAGGTATTACAGACGCAATGTTAGCCGGAAGTATTTCTGATGGTAAACTTGCTCAAGATTATATCCAAACAAGTGAAGTTGATAATGTGACTATTGAATTTGGAACAACTTTAAATGTAGTGGATGATGGGATTAATGCGCTTAAAATTGACTGGGGTTTGGGAGCGAATCAGGTAAGCGCCGCTGACATAGTCGTGGCGGATTCTTCTGGGAATACTTCAGAAGTCAATGTTGAAGGCTGTTTGAGTGAGATCTATGGTCTTATTGATGAGTCAGGAGTTGAATATACTAGTGCGGGAGTTACAAAAGGAGACCTACTCTATATTTCAGCTAATGATACGGTAGCTAGTTATTCTACGATTTCTACTTATCATAAAGCGGTTGGACTTGCGACTGCGACAATTGGCGCAGGGTCTCCTGTTAGAGCATTGGCAAACGATACAGTACTAACAGCAGTTCTATCAGGGGCTACAGCAGGGGATGTTTATTTTTGGGACGGTAGTTCTATAGTATCTACTATGCCTTCAACATCTGGGAGTTATGTAATTAGAGTTGGAATAGCTAAAAATGCAACTGACCTTGCAGTAGAAGTTATGCCAGTTAAAAAGAACATATAGGAGATATAGATGGCTAACGAAGTAAAATTCGCAATCTTGGAAGAGAATAGTGTTGAATATGGGGGACCAGTTGAACACTATGCCATCGCAGAAGAGATATTTGAGGATGCGTTACGCAATAGGCGAGTAGATGAACTATTGTATTCGCATCCTCATGTTATAGGTGCAGGAAAGGAAGTTATAGTTCCTAGTAATCAGCAGTTAATTAACATAGATGGATTTGAAATAAAAGGACAATTAACATTAACAGGTTCGCTTGTAATATAGAGGTATAAAATGGCAGAAGATTCAACAATTTTGATGGGAGTTAGAACAGAACCTATCGGTAATGCGCCTCCTGGAAAGGTTTATGTTTGGGTTGATTCTAGTGGTGTCGTTTGGACAAAAGACGACGCAGGAAATATAAAAAGTGCTGTAGGGGTTACTGTTCACAATGACCTTACTGGCAAAAATGATGCTGACCAACACATTATATCGTCTGTCACTGGGTTACAAACATCATTAGATGGAAAAATAGATACTACTGACGGCACAGCAAAGAATACTTTTTTACTGGTCGACTCTGATGATAATTTATATGGGGCATTTTCTAAGTCTCTGGAAGGAGCTTGTAATATACACGCTGGAACTGCGCTTATAAATGATGCTCCGGCGACGATTATAAGTAGTGCGGTAGGTTTTGAGGGGTATGTTTTAACAGTAGGGCAAAATGGTTTAGTAACTTATACAAAACCTGTTATTGCTCCTAATGATTTAGTCGCCAATAATGCCGGCCCTATAAACGTAACAAGCAATATTGCCACAGACCTTGGAGTACAGGTCACATTAGTTAAAGATTTTACTGACCCAACCTTTGAATGGGGGGTTACTTTTGAGAATGATGAAAACGCTACCGCTACGGTTATTTTAAAGATGAAAATAGACGGTGTTCCTCAAGGCTCTGGTATAGAATATGAAGTAGCTAGAAATGAAACCTCTCAACTACAAGGTTCTTACCCATATTCAGGGGTAGTTACAATAGGTAAGATTATTGAGTTAGAATTAACCTCAACTAGAGATGGCTTTGCAACTTCTATTTATACTAAACTTTCCGTATCAGGTAATGCTTTAGTAGCAGAATGGGGAAGCATAACTGGAATATTAAGCAACCAAACTGACTTACAAACAGCATTAGATTTAAGACAAGTTAAAAATAATCCTCTAGTTAGTGGGGAAATGACTTTCGACAACGGATCAGGGACTTATGGAATATTAAAAGAAGCGACTGGTAATCACTTTGAACTTAATGCTCCTAACGCTATTAGTTTTAACACTAATGCAATGATAATTCCAAGTGCGGTTGACTTTGCAGGCTTTTATCTAACAATAGGAGAGAATGGATTAATTACATTTACTAAACCATCTGAAACTCCGGAAGCACAAGAAGATACAAATGCCGGCCCTGTAAATTCTACAGGAGTATCGGTAGACCTTGGAATTAATATAACTCTATTAGAGGACTTCACCGATGCAACTGTGCAATGGTCTGTAACATTTGAAAATACATATAACTTTGCAACTTCTAGCGTATCCTTACAAGGAATGGTAAATGGATCTCCAGAAGGCCCTGCACATAATTATGAAGTAGGGTCAGGATCGACAGCACAGCTAACAGGTTCATTGCCTGTTATCGGAACAATGTCGGCCGGTTCGGTATTAACTTTTCAGTGTACATCAAGCCGATCTGGGATAGCGACAGATATAACGGTATCAATAATAGCAGCAGGGACTAGCGTAACTGCTCAATGGGGTCAGATTACTGGAACATTAAGCAATCAGACTGACTTGCAATTAGCGTTAGATGGGAAAGCAGATGCTAGTACAGTTAATGTTTTCGGAACTTATGCAGGTAATGATGAAAGAAGAGATATAGTTACTAATAGTTCAACTACTCCTGTAATTTATCTCTCAAATACAGTAACAGCAGCTCCAGCAGGACGTTACAGGGTAGGTGCAACTGTAGGATGGGCTTTAAATACGGCAAGCAGAAACATAATAATATCTTGGAAAATGAACGGTGTAATTTTTGGAGAGATGGAAGTAGAACCAAAAGATGCAGGGGGCGATATTAAACATATTAATTCTGGTTTTGATTATATAGACCATACCGGCGGCGATATACTTTTAGAAATGGAGTTCGCACCGGAACAGTCTGGTGATGTTGCAACTGTTTTCAATGCAGGACTCGAACAATGGAGAGTAAGTTAATGAATTACATATTTAATTTTGAATTTGAAATAAACTCAATAGCTCTTAGTAACTACTGTAAACATTCTCCTATCCCTATTATTGGGGAAATCGTAGAAGGGAAACACGCAACAATTATAACCGAACTAGAGTTGACAGCTACACAAGAAACTTCACTAAGAAACTATATAGATGTTTTTGAAAATTATACTCAAGAGCTTCTAGACATGGCAACTTTAGATAAAACTAAGGCATGGGGTAGAGATAGGATTAACGAACTAGAAATAAGTAATATGAATCGGAAAAGACAAGGTCTTATGGGAAGGGTTGAGTTAAAGAATATAATGGGAGAAGTTCAAAGCACGAGTGTTATGCTCTGTTTTGAAGAAGGTAGTTTAGATACGCTCCATGGATTACTCTATGGGTTCCCCGAAGAGATAGTTGGAGAAAATACCATCCCTGCGGAAGCTCCTCTATCCTTTTTTCATATTTGGGCAGAAGATTTAACGTGGATTAAAACAGAATTAAATACTTTCCTAGCGAGTTTATAAATGAGAGCAGGAGTAAAAGCAGTAGCAAGATTAGGCATCCCTTACAAAAGAAAGATAAGGCAACACGAACTTGATTTCTTTTTTAATGGAGATCTGACAGGCTATGTAATTCTTACCCATACCCCTTGGCAACTATCGAACTTATTCATTAGAGGATGGAAACATTCAGAGTTATTAGCAGGGTCAGGAGTTGCCTATGCTGCTTTAACTACAGGGGTTGAACAACATTCAATTCAGAAATTACTAAAAGAAATAGATAGATATGTAGTTCTTAAACCTTTATTTGCAGACAATGGACAACGAAACCATGCTGTAACAATAGGGTTAGAGATGATTAACGATAATATACCTTATGATTATGACTTTTCAGTAGGCAATAAGACACTATATTGTAGTGAATTTATATGGAGCTGCTATCAAAAAGCATTTGACGGTAACTCTCCGCTAGATAAATATAGAGATAACATAATTTATCCACAGGAATTTTATAACGACAAAGAAAACTGGGAAGAGGTTTTTTCTTTCCAAACAGATAGAGAAGAAGGAGTAGGTGATTAAATGAAACGATTCTTATTTGCAGATGATGGCACGCTTACAGACAAAACTCCTGAGGTTGAAGATTACCACTCTGGATCGGCAGTAGTTGACGTGACATCAAGTGAAGATGCTATTTATATAGGCAGTAGATTACCTTTTAACTCACTATTCTTTGATTTAAATGTAGTAAATACCGAAGCTTCAGTTATGACTGTATCACTTTGGTCAGGCAATAGTTGGGAAGAGGTAGCTGAAACAATTGATGAGACTGCACTGGCCGGAGCTTGTTTAGGTGCTAGTGGGTATGTAACTTGGGTTCCAAAGAAAACAGAATCATGGGTAATGGAAGATACTGTAGGATCTACTGGCAATGAATCAGTAGATGGCCTTGGATCAGTTGAAATATACGATTTATACTGGTTAAAGCTAACGTTTTCTGCGGATTTAACAGCACTAACTGAGATAGGTTGGTTAGGGCCTAAGTTTTGTACCGATGCTGATTTAGTAGGAGAATACACACTCTTTGGTAACTCTACATTTAGGGCCAATTATGAGTCAGGTAAAACAGACTGGGAAAAAGAAATTATCCTAGCATCTAGATTGATGATTAGTGATATTGAAAATAAAGGTGAGATTATATCAGGAGATCAGTTACTCCAAAGACGTAAACTATTAGATGCCTGTGTATCTCAAACAGCAATGGTTATATTTAAGAACTTAGGTGATGATTATAAAGACGATGCTCTTAGAGCAGGCAAAGAATATTATGCGAGACTAAATAAAAATAACTATGGAGCTGATAAAAACAACAACGCTAGACTAGATGTTGGAGAAGCTAAAGGAGTATCAACAGGTGTCTTCTATAAGTGAATTGATAGATGTAATTAGAGCAACAATACCAACGTACTCGGGCTTTGATACAAAGAAAGAGATACTAAACGCTCACTCTGTTGAAGATAATCCTAGCAAGTTTCTAGAGGATGCGTGGGGTTTAGCTATTTTTAGTGGCACTAGAGCTGCTAGTGATGAAACGGTTTATAACAACTATGTTACGACCGAAAGAAGAATAGGGGTAGTCCTATGCCGTCCTGTCTACGACGTGCATGGTATAGGTATGCAGATAAATGAACAGGCAAAAGAATTATTTTCTGATGCTACTATTATTAGAGATAATTTTCTATCCACAGAGAAGTTCGGGGTGTTGAAAAGTGGTGAGAATATTATTTATGAAGGGGATAGTGGGGTCAATTTCCTTGATAATGATGATGGTTTTAAGTTCATTTATACGCAAATAGATTTTACATTTGATATAATAGAAACAATTAATTAGGAGGCCATCATGGCATTAAGTGATCCAAGAACGATCTTTGGGATTCATTCAGTAGCCCCATACAATCGGACTACAGGTGAATTTTACGGAATCGCAAAAGTTTTAGACAGTTCATCAATAGCGATTAACAGTGAACTAATTTCATTAACAGGCGGAAGCCAGAAATTCCCTTGGGCGATAGAAAACGGCCCTTCAACAGCTGAAATTTCTTTAAGTGTAGGACAGTATGATAACTTTTTACTAGAGTTAGCATATGGAAAAGCTCCAACAGAAAATGCTGCCGAGGCAAACGGTAGTGTTACAGTTCTTACTAATAAAAGTGGTACATTAGTAGAAGCCACTACTGGTATAGCTTCAGTAGGCATTGAAACAGGTGAAGAAGATGAATTAAAGTTTGGTAAGTATGTTGTTAAAGCAGCTACAACTACAACAGTAGATGTATATGTATCTAGTGATGTTGACTTTGCTAGAGGAGTAGATGGATCTTATGAGAGTGATCTTCTTAAGATAACAGCAATTCCTGTAACTGTTCCTGATTCAGGAGCTACGGTTAGTATTACCGGTTACGGTGTTGAACTAACAGGTGGTAGTGGAACAGTGGCAATGACTGCCGGTGATACTGCTACATTTGAAGTTAGACCTCCAAACAGCAAGTCAATGGATTTAGTTGTTGGTGGTGCTACTGCGGTTGTTCCTGAGGTTGGACTTATGGTCTATTCTCAACAACGTGGAACATCTGAGATGTTTGAAATTGATGTATACAGAGCTAAATTAACTGGTATGCCTTTTGGTTTTACTAAGTTTGAGTGGTCTGTTGCCGAGATTACAGCACAGGCATTTTATGATTCAACTAGAGATGGTGTATTGTCTATTAGACACATTACTCCAACTGTTTAGTATTGTTCTTAGGGGTGGTTCGCCGCCCCTTCCTTAGACTCCTATTAGACTCTCTTAAATCATTTTCGCCCAACATCTTTCTATCTGAATTAAAGGCAGCATAAACTAAAAATAAAGAGATATTACCTCCGGCATATAGGTTAGCTAGACCTTTAATAAAGTTTTTTTCATAAGGGCTTAATCTAATTTCTACCCTTTCTGATAATTTTTGTTTTGTCATACTTGTTTTATCCGTACTAATATTCTGTTTAATACTAACTTAATACATGAGAGAATAACAATATGAATTTAATGCAAATGAAACCTAAAGAATCTAAATTAAAATTAAGGGCACTTAAAAAAGAGCTAACGCTTAGACCGATTAATCTAGCAGACGAGGCATGGATTGGTGAAACTTATGGTGCCGACGAGATTATGGCCATATTTGAAGAGGTTAATTTAAAAGAGATATCTCGAATTGTCTTTAGACTAATAAAAGATGAGGATAAACTTATTTTCAAAAGCAAAATAGTAACTTTTATTACCGAAGATGGTGAAGAAATAGAGCAGGAACTAGGCGGTGTAGAGTTATTGCGGAATATGGTCTCTGGTTGGGAAGAAAAAATGGGGCTAGTTAATGCTTTAATGGAAAATATTGGAGCAAGTAGGCCAGAGCCTAGAGAAAAGTCTGTAAAAAAAAAGGTAATAACGAAAACCAAGAAGAAGAAGAAGTAAATTGGTGTGATATTTTTGACTTATTATCTAGTGAATATGGGTGGTCTACAGAATATATTTGGGCCATGACTATGAAAGAGGTGGACTGGAGAATTAAATCAATTCTGGATAGAAGGAATATGAGGATGGAACTAGAGGCAAGTCTACATGGTAAAACAATAAAAAGTAAAAGACTAACCGAAGTAGTCCCCATGAAGATTGACAAAGACAAAGATAACATGATTAAAAAGGCCCATGAGGCCGCCATAGCAAGGAAGAAAAATGGCTAACGATAAAATAATTATTGAATTTGATGGTGACACTAGGAAACTTAGATCACAGCTTAAGGGTGTCGACAAAGACCTTAATGACATTGATAGCAGTGTAATTAAAACAGGTAAATCATTAAAAAATGTTGCAATAGTCGGAGCCGCTGCATTTGCTGCACTTGGTGCTTCTATCGCCTTTAGTGTTAAAAAGTTTGCTACATTTGAAAACGAGTTACTAGGAGTTAAAACACTTTTAGATGACTCTTCTTTTGGAGCAAAGGGACTAGAGCAGGGCTTTAAAGACATGACTGCCGAAGTTATAGAGCTTAATAGAAAAGTACCTGTTGCAATGGGTAACTTAAATAAATCATTATTTGATACGGTTTCAGCAGGGATCGATGCTAGTCAGGCCGTTAAAGTATTAGGTGTTTCTGCTAAACTAGCTGTTGCAGGACTTACTAATGTCTCAGTAGCTACAGATGGTATGACATCTGCAATGAACGCATTTGGGCTTGAAGCCGAGGATGCAGAGCAAGTAGCATCTAAGTTTTTTACTGCGCAAAAACGTGGTAAAACAACGATCGAACAGTTAGCAAGTGGTTTCGGTATTGTCGGAAGCTCTGCTGCTGCGATGGGTGTTGAACTTAATGAACTCCTTGGTGCCGTTAGTGCTGTTACTTTGGCAGGTGTTAAAACTACTACCGCTTACTCGGGGTTAAAAGCAGTCCTGGCAAATATCGCAAAACCAACCGCTGATGCTGCAAAAGAAGCTAAACGTCTAGGGATTGAGTTCAACGCTGCTTCACTAAGAAGCAAAGGGTTGAGTGGGTTCCTTAGTCAACTAACTGACAACGCTAAATTTACAAAGGATTCCGTAACTAAATTATTTGGATCAGTAGAAGCGCAGGGGATTATTTTTGCACTGACAGCAAACGAGGGCAAGGCTTTTAACAGCGTTCTAACTGACCTTAATAATGACACTGAAACAGCAACGACATTGAATGATGCATATACAAACCAATCTCAGAGTTTAGAAAATACGCTAAAATTATTAAATAAACAATTTGAAATAGCAGCTATTACTCTTGGAGAAGAACTCGCCCCTTCAATAAAGGAGTTTGGGTTAGCCTTAATTGAACTTGCACCAATCTTTACTAAAACAGCGAAGGGTCTTGCATCGGTTATTAATGGTACTATTAAATTAGGAAAAGCCTTCACGTCACCTATAATATCAGCAGAGAAACTAGCAGAGGTAACAAAACGTCCAATAACAGAGTTACAGCGTTTAACTAGAAAAATAAAAGACCTTGAAGCCGCCTCAAAAAATGCTCGTTTTAATACCTCTTTTGTAGAAGAGACAAAAGTAAAAATAATCGATCTAAAAAAAGAGATAGAGTCACTCGTGGCTACTCCAATAAGTTTAATGAGACCAGAGGAAAACGAGGGCGAAGATCCTATAGCAAACTTAGAGGAAAAACTATTTGGTGAAATTGAAGCCAGAAGAGAGATTGAAGATCAGGCTTTTTTTGAAGATTTAGAGAGAGATGCATTAAAGAAGGAACAGAAATTAGCTCAAGACCAAAAATTCCAACAAGATAGAATAAAATTACAAAAAGATACTGATGATAAATTAAGAAAAGATAAGGCGATTGCTGATAAAAAAGCATTAGACGATCAATTAAAGACGGATCTTGCAAAAGCAAAACTCCAACAGACCTATGCTAATAACTATATCAGTCTGGCCAGAAACCTAAGTAACTTAGCCGTTGCCATTTCTGGGGAACAAAACAAACTTACGTTCGCAATCTCAAAAGCCGCGGCAATAGCTCAAGCAATCGTGTCAACCAACGTGGCAGCAGCTCAAGCATTGGCAGTTTATCCAGCTCCAAACGTTGCTTTAGCAGGCGTTGCCAAGGCGGCAGGATATGCAAACGTAGCAACAATAGCAGCAACAGCGATAAAAGGTTTTGCAGCGGGTGGCCTAGTAACAGGTGGCAGGGCCGGTGTAGACTCAGTCCCAGCATTAATGCAACAAGGGGAAATAGTGGCCCCAAGACAAAATTTTGAAGAAGTAATAGGATCGGTGCGCGCACAGCGAGAGGCGGAAGCCCTCATGGAAGAGGGCCAGGCTTCTGGAACAACAGGAATTGAACTTTCATTCAGGGATGATGTCGGGGAATTTATAGAAGCTACCATTCTTGAAAGGCGCACACTAGGCACAGGGAGTATTTAATGGGTTCGCAGATAAAATTATTTGATAAAAATTACATCGACATGGATAATCCAAATATAACTATGACAGTAACCGATACAGTAGCAACCGATAACGGACAAGACATAGTAGATTTTACTAGAAATAGAAGTAATAATAGCGCATGGGCGACTACAGATTCAACCGATGCAGCAAATACAACTATTGAAGTCAATACAGGCGACCATGAGTCGATAGATACAATCATTCTTATTGGACATAACTTTAAATCATTTACAATCCAATACGAAGATGCAGGATGGCAGGATTTTTCAACTGTAATAAGTGAAACAACTAACAGTGATTCAACCACAGAGTTCAATTTTACCGAGGTATCAACAAGCAAAATAAAGCTGATAATTACAGGGTGCCAAACAGTTGACGAAGACAAGGTTCTAAAACAGCTACTAATTCTAAAAACTATGAGACAATTAGAGGCATTTCCAGAAATAAAGAAACCATCCCACTCGACAAACCGAAAAATTAGTAAAATGTTATCTGGTAAAAGTAATTTTGTTAGTCAGGTGGGGGGCTTTAAAGTCGATTTAAAGCTCAAATATTGGAACAACGATGCGGATTTAACAGCAATAGAGCAAATTTATGTCAATCGATTGCCAGTATTAGTCTGGTTATGTGGTGGTGACGAGGATCAGTTCCAATTCAAAAGGATTGGATATAGAAAAGAAGACATTTATTTAATGAGGCCAGCAAACGATTATATCCCTCAATGGTATTCAAACATTTATACAACAGGAATAGACATTAACATTAAGTTAGTAGAGGTAGTTGATTAATGAGCAGGATACGGATCTATATTAAACCTTTTGATATTAATGGAGTCTATACTACATACCAAGAGGTTACTGAATGCGTTGATGCTTCATCAATTTCTAAGCTTAGAAGATCAATCGACTCAACAGAATATGATGTAGGGGTTATAAAAATAAATAGTTTTTCTATTACCATGTCAAATGAAGAGGGAAGATTCTCTGATATTGATAGTTTTAGATCAATGTTTAAATATAAAAGAAGTGATTCTTTAATTAAAATTATTTGGGACATTAACGACTACGAACTACAATGTGGTGCAGTCAATGCCGGAGCGGTTATCCTTACTAACGACGAGGCAGTAACCCTATTTGAAGGGATTATAAACGATGAGGGTACTTCTCAAGGTATAAAAGACCAGAAAATAAAGTTTAAATGTTTCGGATTAGAGTATTTGTTTAAACGAATGATAGTTCCTTATTCAGATATATCTAATGGCGATACAATGGAAGAATTAATCTTAGCATTAGTTGACCAATCTCCATTTAGTGACTTAGTTACAGTCAGCTCTGGTAATATATCAGTAGGAAGTAACGTAACAATTGATGATAAATCATACCTAGAAAATGGAATAGTCAGTTCGGCATTAGAAGATATTTTATTAGTCTCCAATGCGACACTCTACATAGAAGATAATGTTTTATATGTATCTCCAAGAGAAGAATCTACTGAAAACCAATATACCTTTTACGGTCAAGCATCAGTAGCAGGGATTGAGAACATAGAAAGTATTGATAACTTTAGAAGTGGACTACATAGAGTATTTAATCACTGGACGTGGGATGATACTTCATTAGTTTCAGCAGATACTACAAGTATTGGGTTATTTGGGGTTAGAACTAAGGACATCGGCTTAGACATCATAACGAATGGTACAAGTAGGCAAACTGTATTAGACGGCCTTAGAGGCGAGTTTAGTAGCCGTAAACGAGAGCTTACAATAACAACTAAGTTTAATCATGAGAGATTAGGATTAAGCATCTTAGATAAAATAAATATAGACTATCCAACGATTGCATACCCAGCTAGTGGAGGGTTTTTACCTGTCTATGGTGTATCAATTTACGGAGAAGCTGAGTATCCATTAGAAGAGTTTGCATTTTCAATCTTACCTGATGACTACTTTAAAATAATAGCAATAGATTATGACATGAAAAGTGAACGAATATATTATAAAGTGAGGGAAATCTAATGGGAGAAGGAACTTTAGTAACTAAAGTCACAGGAACAGTAATAAAAGTTGATGATGTTAATCAATATAAAGCGGCTTTAAATGAGAATATAGTACCTAGAAACGCATCGGGAGTGGCTACTACATTAGAAGGAACACTTGGTACATCTTCTATTGAATGGTTAAAAGCTCACATAGCGTCAGGTTATTGGAGTGCTGGAGATATTAAACCTCACCATTCATATGATGGTGCAGTTCCTATCGACCAGGGTTGGTTCCCTTGTCTTGGTGCAGTTATAAATGAGACTAACTATGATGCAATTCACGGCGCAGGATCTTGGGATACTTATGTTGTTTCTAGTTTGCTTGATGGTAAATATGCACCTGACCTTTCAGATAAATATTTAGTGGGGAATAATACTACAACGCAAGACGGAGCATCTACCATAACAGGTGTCGGGAACTCTGGTCATATGAAAGATATGACTCACGACCATGATCACTGGCACTATATGGGGAACCATAACCATCAGTGGTATCAGTACAATGGTATTGCCGGGGCCCACGATGAATCGTTTAATGGTTCTGGGAATGACTCTCTTATTACTTATACAACTAAGACAGGACGAGGGATAATGACTAATAATGGTAATGATGTGAGTAAATTATCCACTGATTATTACACTGACATGGAAGGAGCGACAGTCCAAACCCAAAACAATGATCAGTCGGCATTATACAGCATGGATATGCAACCAGAATCAATTGAAGTAGTTTACTACATAAGGATTATATAATGGGTTTTTCAGATATACCAGTAAGGCAAAATAATCAGAGAATCACAAGTTCTTGGTTCAACTCTATAAGATCAGAACTTATCGCAAATGATTCAACCCAAGGGATGCAGACATTCGCAGACGACGCAGCTTATGTAGCAGCTAAAGGCGAAGCAGTTGCAGAGGGTGATTATTACTTAAATACGACTTTAGATTTAATGAGATATTACACGGATGGTGCATGGTCTAGTCAATTAGACGAGGATTCAGCTCAAACAATAACTAATAAAACATTCGACGATAGCTTAATAGTTAAAGAGAGTGGAATACCTTCAACTCCTGCCACAGGATACCAGAAAATATACCCTAAAACTAATAACCTTTGGTATACAATGGCAGATGATGGTATCGAGACAGAAATAGGTAGCGGAGCAGGCGGCGGATCAACTGGAATAAACTTCTGTACTAATCCAGATGCAGAAGAAAATGCAGATGATTGGTATGTTTATAATGATGAGTCAGGTGAGAAACCAGACGGCACAGATAGCGGATCAACTACTGTTCAGATTTCAAGAATAACAGCGGGAGGATTTGTACTTAGAGGCGACGGATCTTTTAACTTATCAAAGCCAGCATCTAACGCACAAGGGGAAGGATTCGCAACTAACTTTACTATCGATTATGTTGACAGAAATTCTATGGTTGACTTCTCAATGGATTATACTTTTGATCTATTTGATAATTATAATGATGGTGATGTCGTATTTTATATATATGACATTATTAATGCTAAGATTATAGAGTTTCCAGATGGTGCATTACAAGCGGTTGAGAATGGATCTATTAAAATAAGTTTTCAGGCTACTGATAGTTTACAATATAGGCTTTACGGTCACGTTGCTACTACTCACACAAATCAGTTTGCGATTAGATTTGATAATGTGAGGATTAGTCCTGCGGCTCCGGCTACTTTTGGGACTCCTTCTACTGACTGGGAATCTTTTACTCCAACAGGGACATGGACGACCAATACGACATATACTGGGCTATGTAAAAGGATAGGGGATGAGTTGGAAGTGGCAGTTAAAGTAGCACTTGCTGGTGCTCCCAACTCGACTGACCTTATAATTGATATGCCTAATGGGCTTGTTATAGATTCTGACAAAGTTATAGAGTTATCAAATAGAAATATCGTAGGATCTGCTACATATCGTGACGCTGGTTCATTATTACACTACTATGGATCTATGAACATAGACAATTCAACGACTATACGAGCTATGGAACTAACTGATTCTGGGGTTAATGAAATCTATAATTTTGTAGGAAGTACCTCCCCTTTTACTTGGGCGAATGGAGACTATGCAATTTTGAATTTTAAAGTCCCTATTGATGGTTGGTCATCTAATGTTGCTATGAGTGAGACTACTAGCAATAGAGAAGTTGCTTTCAAGGCACGCTTAAGTGCAAATCAAGCAATAACTGCCTCAGGAAATGTACTATTAGAATTAGACACAGTTTTAGAAGACAATTTAAATGCATGGGATCAAGGGAGTTACTCGTACATAATTCCAGAATCGGGAGTATATTCACTTTCGGGTCTAATAACTTCAAGCGGGATATCAACAGCAGGATATGCTGGCCTTCAAATTTACAAAGGTAGTTCTAGGTTAATTGCAACATTACCGTATGAATCAAATGCTAGAACTAGCTCATCGGCAACAGTTATCGAACAATGTTCAAAAGGTGATATTATAAAATTCTATTCTTCTAGTGATGATTCAGGTTACAGTGTCTACGGAGGAACTACTTTAAGAACAATGTTTTCTATTCATAAAAACTCAGGATCACAAACTATTACGGCTAGTGAGAAGGTGTTTGTTGACGTAGAAGATTCTAGTGGTCAGAGCGTAACAGACGGAAATACTTTAACATGGAATAGTGTAAACACAGATACTCATGGAATCTATTCAGGAGGAGTTTTTACAATGCCAAGATCAGGAATTATGTCATTAACCGCTGCAACGTCTACAGGAGGAGTGACAGCATCGGTAGGGAATTCTTATGGCCTTTATGTAAAAATAAATAATGCTAGTGAACATTATGGGAAAAGGGACGTTTGTGAAAGTGCGACATCAAGAGGATACGATGCTGGAATAACATTCAAAATAGTAGTTTTTAAAGGTGATACTGTTGAAATAGTTTTTAGTGAGTCACTTCCTTCAATTACTCTGGGAGCAGCATCAAGAAATAGAGCATCGATATTACTAAATTAAAGGGCGAAATATGAAAAAAGTACGAATTACAAACATTATTAATAATAGAACATTCGGTGCAACAATGGAAGATCCCACAAGTTGGATTGATCTCTGCACTGCCAACAACTCTTGGGGGTTACCGGCAAGACAAGTTCCTAAAAAAGGAATGGGATACGATAACGAAGTAAACTATGCTGACATACTCGTAGTATCAGAGTTTGAAAAAGAGGTCGCAGAGGCAACAACGAGAGACGTGTTTGCTGTAGATGGTAATGGAGATATAATTTACCAAGACGAAGATAGTCTAGACATGGACAACAATCCAATTGTAATCAAAGTCCCAGTAGTAGACCATACAGAACCAGTGCCAGCAGTATTTCAAACATGGGTAAATTTAAAAGCTGAATATGAAATTGTTGAAGTTGACATAACAACTGAATATGAAACCAAACAAGCTCTAGATGCAGAGATAGAGGTCGGCAAACAAATTGATAATTATTCTACCATGGTATTAAGTTTAATCGCAGGACATAATGTCAATAACAGTGTCCCTAAAGAAGAGATTGACCAGATGAAAGTAGATTTTGCCAGTGCGTTTAATTACTTAAAAGATGGACAATTATTTTCTGCTAAGATAGAGATATTAGCTATTACTGATCCTACTTATGCAGTATTAAAAGCTAAAGTATTGTTACTTTACTCTATGTGGGGTTACTAATGTCAGACGCAGACGGAGAAATGCATCAGTTGCTTTTGACAGAGATTCGATTAAATCGAAAAAGTATTCAACAATTAGAGAGAGAGATGAGATATAATTTACTAAAGCTTGTATTCATGGCACTCAGCTCGGGTGCGCTGGGATCAGGTCTAATTAAACTACTAGGAGATATATAATGGAAGCGGAAGAAAAAGGAATAAAAGAGATTCTCGAATTACTTGACGGACTAAGAGTTATTTTAACTATTAGTGGTAAGGCTCTCGAAGATGGAAAATTATCTTTTGGTGATTTAACATTAATTGCAGACTTAGCTAAAGAATATGAAGTGCTAGTAAACGCTGTTAAAGGGTCTGACGAGGTTTTAAAAGAATTAAAAGACCTTGATGCTAATGAAGCACAGATTGTTGTAACTAAGTTATATGATGTTATTATGCCTTTTTATAAAGCGTTAAAAGGTGCTTAATTTTTTAAAATCTTTGCCGCTGATAGCTTCGATAGTTAATCAACTGTTGGAGCTATACCGTAAAGTCAGGCTTAAAGCCTCTCTTGCTGCTATTGAAAAGAAGAGATTAGAAAGAGAAAAGATAATTAACGAGATGAAAAAAGTTAAAGAAGAGGTTCCTTTTAATGCAGAATTATATAAAGAATTGCTTATTAAGCTCTCTATTGCTAATCGGGTATAGCTGTCAAACATCTATCCCTTTTCCTGATATTACTGTTTATACTGTTTTTAATGATTCTTGTGTTTATGTTAAAGATGGCCATATTAACGAGATTACATTGGATGAATGTTTAGGATTTCAAGCGATTAATTTAGATGACTTTAAAAAATTAAATAATTATATAGCGTTGTTGAACAGTGAATTATCTAGATGTACAATAGGAGATGGTGAGTAATGGATGTAATACCAAAAATAAGGTTTAAAAAAAATACGATGTTGTTTGACTTACTTTATATTCCTACAGTGTTGCATATAATGATGTTAGATTTCGCACAAAAGGCATTAGAAATAGGATGCCCTCCTATTGTTATAACACGAATAATCGATGAGGAGATAGAGGGTGTTTCTACAAGTACAACTCACTCTGAAAAAAGAGCTTGTGATATAAGATCGTGGGGACATACTGACGAACAAACCAAAATACTCTGTGATTATATGAATGAAAAGTATAAAAACATTGCAGCTATTAGTGCAAGTGACTTAAAACCAAGAGCCTGCGTTTACCATGATGCATCGTTAGGCCCTCATTATCACCTCCAAATCTCACAAAAAGCTAAAGAATCGCAGATTTCTATTGAATTAACTCCGTATCTTTTATAAACTTGAGGAGTTCAAAAACATATCCTTTTTGTTTTTTTTGATGTTAATACTTTTGCCTCCTGTGGGTTCAATGCTTTTTCTTCCAGGGGGCATTTGTTATTCTCGATGACGGTCTTTATTCTGATAATCTTTAATTATACGATCTTTTTCTTCCATCCGATCTCTAAGTAATTGATACTCACTCCATAGTGCAGCTAAGTCTCTTCTGAGTTTAATACCTTCCGTTTCTAATTCTTGGATTCTATCTTCCATTAACACTCCAATATAGTTTTAACATCCTCAATTGATGATACAAATTCTGCAACAAACCCTTGCTGCCTAATTGCCTCTAAGAATCTAATTTGTTCTACGATATGGATCTGGCCCTTGTTTAATTTCACAGGGGATAATCCTCTTAATCGTTCGCCATGTTTTTTAATGTATTTGTGAGCTGTGGGGGTCTTTACCTCGAACGCAAAGAAGAAACCTTTGCTCCAATATAATATATCAGAGACCCCTTTGATTATGTATTTAGATCGGTGCTTCCGCATCCTACCGTCTTTAAAGAACCCCGAGGGAGCTATCCTAATAGCGTATCCATCCGCTTTATAATTAAGATAGCTACAAATCGCTTCATTTATTTGTTCCTCGGTTAGCTTTAGCATGGATCAATTGTTCCACTTCTGGATGTCTTAAGCAAGCCTTTAGTAACTCGTTGTCTTTACTCAACTCGGTTGCAATATCAAACAATCGATCAACCTCTCTTTGGAGGTCTTCATTCCATTCTTTTGTGTACTCTAACCGCTGCGTTGTTTCGTCTAATTTATCAACTATCAATTCTAAATTTGAAGTCATTTTCATCTCCTAATTAGACCTCTCCAATGGTCATGTTTATTGTTATTATTAAAACGGTATATCTGCAACAGAATAACTTTTATCCTCTTGTTGAGGTTGTTTGAGTGTCCCTTCCGCTTCCTCTTGTTTTACTTTTGCTCCGCCTATAAATTGTACGTTTCTACCATTTATAACTGTTCTATATTTTCTAGTCCCATCATTGCCATCCCATTCTTGATATTCAATCTCACCATCAATATATGCAGTACTACCTTTGGATAAATATTTATCACACGACTCGGCTTGTCTCCCCCACACAACTATTTGATGCCATACTGGAACAGACGTTCTATTGCCTTCCTTGTCTTTCATCAATTTAGTTGTTGCAAGACTAAACTTACAACAAGCTGTACCGCTAGCGATATATGTCAACTCGGGATCTTTCCCTAACCTACCAAGTAGTGATACTGAATTTACTGAACTCATTTTTACCTCCAATGTTTATAATTATTTCTGTACTAAATATTTCCTTAGGTTGTCGCAAAACTCCTTGGCTTGACCTTTTGGCTCTCCGTTATTTGTTAAAAACTTAGCATCATTTATTAGATCTTCTTTAGAACAATCTTTAAATGATTTACCTCTATGTCTCCCAAATGGAATCATGTATTCATTAATAGATACTGGCTTAGACTGGTTCTTTTCTGCTTTATTATCTTGCTCAACGTCTATTACATCGTCTGTTACGATTAAAAACTGTTGAGTAAATAGATATTTTAATCCGTTAGTAAGTGCTTTATATAAATCTTTATCTAGGGTGTCGGCAGCTATACCGAAAAAATTAACTTTCTTTTGTTCTTTTGGATTATCAACATTAGAAAACGTGGCTAGACACTCGACTACACAGTGCCAATTCTTGCCTACTTGCTCTCTTTTAACTCCTAGCTGTGAAATGTTTAGGCATACTCCCTCTTTCACTAATAGCCTACTGACTTCATTTATAACGTCTACTGCTAATACATAGTTGTACTTAGAGAAGTTGTTCCTACCTCTTTTAGGTATCTTTGCACTCCCACTTGAAATGTTTAACATTCGCTGATCTAAGTTAAATTTTTCTGATTCTTTTTCCATTCTGCCATGCCCTCCATTTGTTTTTCCGACAACGGATATTTAGTTGGAACCCATTCATCGGAACTATTAATTAAGTATTGAGCGTGCTTACATTTACGTTTTTGCAGTTTGACTATAAAAGGATCGTGAGAGAATCTGTTAAAAGGATTCTTATTAAAATACCCTTTAATATATTTATCCCATTGTCTCTCATAATAACGAATTTTGGTTGGATTATTTTCCACGTGAATTTTATAGTAATCTGTTTTAGTAAACAGACGCAAGTTAAGTTCCATAACTGGTTTTTATGTTAGGCCATTTGGTTTGTAAAGAGTTTTTTAACTTTACTTTTTAGGTTGGTTAATATAATTTTTAGAGGCTTCTCAAAAGCAATCACATATTTTATTAGCGGTGTAAAAGCCGATTATATATTCTAGGCCATCTCCCTTGAGAAGCGGTGGCTTAGATTTTATTCTATGGAGGTATTATGCCTAAATTTAGAGATAAATTTGAGTCGACAAGAGTAGAGGATGCGTCTTTTTATGAAATAATTTTAGCAGTAGATTATGCTTTCTTGACGAAAGAACAACAAAAAAAATTCAGTAAGTTTTTAGAATCTACGCTTTCAGAACCTATCGACGAACTAGGGGCGCAGCTCAAATATCACTGGAGGGAAGATAGAGGGCTATGGATTATTGAAGCTCACTATCAATAGGATTTAATTATGCCATCAGGATATATAAAACTACATAGAAAACTTTTAGATTGGGAATGGGCCGGTATACCAAATATGGTAGCAATATGGATAAGGATGTTACTTATGGCCTCTCACAGTGGATACTCGTGGCGAGGCACAACGCTAGAGGTAGGGCAGTTCCCTTTTGGATACGATAAACTTGCGTCAGGCGTAGGCTTTACGAGGCAAGAACTTAGAACTTGTATTAATCGTTTGAAATCAACCAACGAAATAACCATCAAGTCAACCGCCAAAGGGTCGATCATTACTATAGTTAAGTGGAACGAGTGGCAGGGATCAACCAACACATCAACCATGCATCAACCATCAATTAACCAACCATCAACCAACCATCAACCAACCTCCAACCAACAATCAACAACTATCAAGAAGGTAAAGAATGAAAAGAATGTAAAGAATGAAAAGAATAAGAAGACGGATTACTCTCTCTCGCCTTTTGATTTTGAAAAGACGTATTCGTCTTATCCATTGAAGGAAGGTAAAAAGAAAGGGTTTACTATTTTCCTCCGAGATATTAAAACACAACAAGAATATGACAATCTTTCAACTGCTATAAAAAATTATAAAAGACGTTGCGAACAAACCAATACTTACATAAAACATTTTTCAACATTTATGAATTGCTGGGAGGATTATATTGAGATAGAAGATTCAATTGAATTAACTCCCGGCCAGTTATTACTAAAAAGGCATAGAGAATCCAAGGAGGAATAAAACTATGGAACTTAATGATTTTAGTGCTCAATTTGATTTACTAAGCGAGAGGTATGGCAAAAAGAACTATACCCCAGTCATAGCAGATATTATGCTTAAAGAGTTTAAGCATATACCACTTAAAGACTTCCAAACGGCTATAAGGGAATTATTATCAACTCAACTAAGACCTGTTGTAGTAGCAGATATACGAGCACAAATAGCTAAATTAAGGGAATATACATGGAATAACGATAAAAAAGAAAGTGCCAAAATGGCAAAAAACGTTATGGATATAGAGGAGTTCTCAAGAGGGTTTGGGATGATTGGAGATTGTCTAACTAAAGGCAACCCAGAAAGTATTAAAAAAATGAGTGAATTTGTAAACAAAGTCAGTCAAGCGGACTGCCATTGGTGTGATGATGTTGGGGTAGTTAATCTAAAATGCGAAGCCGAACAGGGTAATAACTATATTTTTAAATGTTTCTGCAAACATGGCAAAACTAGGCCAGAAGCTTACCCTGATTTTAAGATTTTAATGCTAAAAGAAGGTTTTTATTTATATCACGATAACCTTCCCACGGATTAGTCACTCTAGTATATTAATTAAACACGCTCTCTAAGACTCAGAATGTACCCGAAATACCCCTAAACCCATATTAGGTATACTAAGACATGCCTAGACATATTTTTATCTCTACAGGGCAATTTAAACAGCAGAATATAATACTAAATAGATTATATATCATATTCAAAAAAGCCTTTACAGGCAATTTAGAACCATGGCATAGATATCCCATGGGAAAATTAAATACGATAGAACAAAAATTAAAAAAGAAAATGACAGGTAAAGAACGAAGAATATTACTGCAATATCTGTATATAGACTTAGGTCTAAAACAATGCAACGGCAGTAGAAGGGCAGCAGCGGAATGGTTAGGATTTAGTGGTAGAGGTCTTAGAAAGATTATTAATGAAAAATATACAGAGTTTAACGAGAAATATCCTCGTCCCGATATATATAAACCAGGGGATAAATTTATGAAATAATTCATAAAACTAAAGGAGAAAAAGCATGACAACGAAAGAGCAAGTTAAAGAAATGATTCTATTAGGAAATTCAGGTGCAGAGATAATCACCAAGTTAAAAGTACCAAGAGGCACAGTGTATTCAACAATACACCAACTTAGAAAAGAGGGTGTGATCCCTCAAGGCACAGTTAGAGCAAAACCAACTCCAAAACCAACAATTACAAAAGTTGCAATAAAAGAAACTAAGAAAGATTCAGGTTTCGTAATAATCATTGGCAAAGATTCTTCAATGCTAAATGACATCCTTGATCGAATATCGTTATGAGTATTTTTAATGGACGGCCACCTGTAACGAGGAAGACACCTGTAGCTTATTATGTTTCAGGAGTTAATATTAATTACAGTTTTAAAAGCCTAGAAAAAGTTGCTACAGACCTAGGCGCAGAGATTGGAATAGGCGATGTTATTGTAGTTGATAACGAGAACAAAACCAAAAGAAAGGCCATGAAAAAAACAACTAACGGTTATATTATAGTTTATGTTAGCCTCTTAAATCGTAATACATTTTTTGAATTAGATACTAAGAAAGGGAAAGTTATAGGCGACGAGAGAGCGTTGATAGACTACTTTCAAGTATAGGAGGATAGATGCCAGAATCGCAAGGAAAGACGGTTACTTATATCGTAAAGGGAGTTACTTATTACAGCATTGAAGAGCTTAGAAGACATTATGACATCCATATTAACAAGATGAATAGATGGTTAAGATTGAAGATAGATAGTAATGGCAATTGTATAAGACAGATTAAAACTATGAAGGAGAAAAAGTGAACGAACAGAAGGAACCTAGCTGGATATTATTTTTAATAGTAGTAATCTCTTTGTTGATAATATTTCTAACGTCTATGTTAGGAAGAGCTACAGCAAGTCCAATTTCATATACAAGACAAGGGAATATTTATTATTTCAAGCTAGATGTTCCAGAGGCTATGGAGGAATATACTTATTGGATCTTCCCTCCTGTTTGGCGGCCTATTCAAGGCAGTGAAGTTACTTATACTCATTACAATAAGATAGATGAGTTTAGAGTCATTGTTAGATGGTGTGAAGGTAAGTTTATAGACAGCATCCCAGTGTTTGAGGGGTATTATTGGGAAGATATTAATTTGAATGATTTTGTATTAGAACCAGAAACGTCTAAAGTAGTAGGGTTAATGCCTGTCTACGGTTTATTATTAAAAGGGGATAAGTGAATGAGCGAAAGATTATTAACGGAGTTTAAAACTACAATCGAAACGTATAGGGATCGAGAAAATTTCTTAAAGAAAGAGAATGAACTATTGAAAGTAACTATACATGAAATTAAAAAAGGATATGGGGTATTTTAATGGAAAAAGCAATCGAAGTTTTAGGAAAGTTATACAGTGAAACAAAGAACGATGACTTGATAATCGTTATGCAAGCGGTTCTTGAGCTAAATGAAGAAAGGAAAGAGCTTATGAGTATAAGCAAACATAAGTCTGGAAGGATAAGTGATTTGCATGATGAGATATTTAAAATGAAAAAAAGGCAAAGAGATGAATAATGAAGACTTAGTTATCGTCCTAAATGATGCGATAGAAAGAGCGGCAAGGTATAAGGTAGAGATTAAAGAGCTTGAGGAGAGAGTTGTCAGTAGAGATCAGAGGTTAGGTATGGCCAGATTAGCAGTAGAAACACAAAAAAAAGTAACGGATAGATATAAAGAGAGATGGCTAGATGCTTTAGAAAGGGAGTCAGAGATAATTGTAGAGTTGATAAAATTAAAGGGGGAAAATAAATGAGTGATAAATTAGTTAGCCTTATAGAACAAATGTTAATCTCAACTGACTATGAAGAGATATGGCAAGTTGATAGAGATTTAAAGATGATGCTTAAGTTGGCGAAGGAGCAGAGGATTGAGATTGAGCGGCTGGAGCATGAGATATTAATAGGTTGCGAGCGTTTAAACAATTAATAATCGAGTATTTAGAAGTTTAAAGGGGGAATGATGGAATCTAAAAATGAACAAACTAATCAAACGAACGAGATAATTGAGTATTCTAATCATACAATAGATACTCATGGGATGCATGATAAAGTCAAAGGCATAGTAACGATACCTTGTACCGGAAAATACTATCTTAAAGGGTTGTTTAAATTAGAAAGAGGTGATGTATTAGTGGTAGGTGATGCGAGAAACCTTGTTGTTTCTAGGGAGTAATTAATGACTAAAACCAACTGCGAATTATGCGGAGCAAGCGTTAGAGTTGTGGGAAATACTACTAAGCATTATGAGAATTTGGATCAAGTAGAGATTAAGAAACTAAAAGCCAGCGAGATAAATCTAGGTAAATGTCTTATTACAGAGTGTTGTGGTCATTTGTATCCACAATTCGTACTTAAGAAGTCACTAAAAGATAGAGATGAATGTGAAGACTATAATGAATATATGAATCAGTTTGACGACGACCAAGAAGGTGCTTTAAAAGGACTTGAAGGCGAGGTATATGAAATTATTCTAAGGGAGATAAAAAAATGAAATCAATATTAGCGTTAATGTTTTTAGTAAGTAGTTTGCAAGCATTTGAATATGAGTTTAATGATAGTTTTTCAGTAAGGTTTATAGCAGCAGAAGAATGTGGTGCTGCACCTATCGATTGGGACTATGGAACAGGAGATACAGCAGCAGGAGTAATTGTAATTTATAGATTCCAATTCCCTGCGTTTTATAACGTGATGATGACATGCTGTCCAGTAGGTCAGGAGTGCATTACTCAAACAAAGGTTGTTATGATTAAAAAAGACTAGTAGAATTAAATGGTGGAAAGGAAACCACCATATCTAGATTTTTGTATATCAAGGAGTGATAAATCAATGCCACGTCACAGCTCATGGGAAGTATTCGATACAGTATATCGTATCCAAAACAAATACTTTAAATCACAAGAAGAAATCAAAGAATATTACAAAATTTCAGAGCCAGAATTAGACAAATGGTTAAAAAGAGGCTTTGATGGTGATAGAAATATGATTAGAAAGTTATTATTAAAGAATAAAAAGTATAAATCTTAGGCGAGATAATGAAAGTTAAATTAGAATTTGATGATGATGAACAAGAGGAAGCCAGAACGGCTTTTCAAGGGGCTATGTATCAAACGGCTCTCCATGGAGTGTGGGAGAAATGTTTTAGGCCTAATAATAAACATGGCTATGGTAACAAACTCTTGGATAGCGAAGAGTCTTATGAGGTCATTGAAGAGTTAATCAAATTATTTCAAGAGGCTACTGAGGGTCTAGACGTTTATTAAAAGGAATTAATTTTATGGAATTAAAAGTAGAATCGTTACAAATTAAATACTATGACTATAAGGATCTATTGCCAATCCAAGGCAATTTAAAAGAAGTCAGTAAAACAGCTTTTGAGGCGATTAAAAAAACTATTCTCAAGCGTAACTTTAAAATTCCTATTTATGTATGGGAAGAAAATGAACAAAAGGTATATATTTTAGATGGTCATACTAGACGATTAGTCTTATTGGTCTTAGAAAAAGAAGGGTATGTAATCCCTAAAATACCCTGCGTAGTTATCCCTGCGGATAGTTTATCGGAAGCTAAAGAGTTAGTATTAGCGATTACATCAAGTTACGGTAAAATAGATGGACAGGGATTATATGAATTCCTTAATGATGTTGATATACCAATAGATGAATTTAAAAAAGAATTTATGTTAGAAGGTATAGATAATGACAAATTTATAGATGAATTTTTTAAGGATAAACTACCCACAAATGAAGAAATTGATAATATTATTGATATAAATGAATTTTTAGTAGTTATAGATTGTAAAAATGAAGTGGCACAAGCTGAGCTATTCGATGAATTTAAAGAGAGAGGTTTAGAGTGCAAACTTATGAGCTAACCCTTAAAAGCGACGTATCAACAGGATTTAGGTGCGTAAAAGCTGCTAACTCATTAGACATCGATACTGAGAAAAAATCTATCCATCATATCAAAATTAATGCTGATATGGATACTGATTATACAATAGGCCTAGTAGTTGGTTCTAGCGGATCAGGGAAAACTACACTAATAGAACATATATTTGGAGAGAACTGTTTTTATAACAAAATAGATGAGGATCTCCCTATTATTGAACAGTTCCCAAAACATTTATCCTATGATGAGTGTGCCTCTTTACTGTCTGGAATAGGTTTAACGTCTGTTCCTTGTTGGATTAGACCAGTAAAAACACTATCTAATGGTCAAAAATTTAGAGCGTTATCGGCCCTAGCAATGACAAGTGATCAAGAGGTTGTATTGATTGATGAGTGGACTAGTGTCGTAGATAGAACGGTTGCAAAGGCAATGAGCCACTGTTTACAAAAGTTTGCACGTAAATTTAATAAAAAGATCATTCTCTGTTCTTGTCATTATGATGTTATGGAATGGCTCAACCCTTGTTGGGTAATTGATTGCAATAAACAAACCTATTTAGATCGGAGGTCACTTTGGCAAACTTTCAAACGATCAGAGCAACTTAAATTTACAATTAGAGAAGTCAGTAGACAAACATGGAAGTACTTTAGTAAATATCACTATCTAAGCGATAAGTTAGCTGGTGGTAAAAACTATTTATATGGATTGTTTTCAGAAGAAGGCGATCAAATCGGATTTCAAGCATTTACAAATTATGTTCCAATTCGGAAAGGTAACATCCCAATATATCATTCAAATAGGGTAGTTATTCATCCTGATTATTCTGGATTAGGATTAGGCTTAAAAATGACTAATTCGTGTGCTAAACATTTAAAGGATAAATATAAATATGATATTAGAGCTACTTTTAGTTCTATTCCTATGTATAAAGCTAGAAAAAAATCTTTATTATGGAGACAATTAAAAACAGAAAGACGTTTTGGCGATTCAGCAGGGAAAATAGCGGCTAAATCAAAGACTATGGGAAGAGGAAAGGGTAAGTCTTCGGGCGGGTTCAGAAAAAACGTAAAAATGTTTAGTTTTAAATGGATTGGATAGTAAAGAAATATTATTAGATAATTAAAGAAATATTATTAGATAATGGCTCTTACCTCGTTATTTTGTTTAGATATTAACTTAAATGATATAAGGTATTTATAACAAAAAGGGGAAATTAAAATGAAAAGAGAAGAAAAGTATAACGGTTGGTCAAATTGGTCAACTTGGAACGCTAATTTACATTTAACAAACACAGAAGAATTATACAAAGTTCTTTTGACCTGTAAAACAGACGAAGATTGTTGGGAATTATATACGGCAGTTTTCGGACATGATCATGATAATATAGACGTTTCTAAAATAAATTGGCAGGAAATATTGGAAGGAATAAAATGATTACCCTACGAATTAAAAAGAAATTTTTCGATCAAATAGTATCCGGAGAAAAAATAACTGAGTTTAGATCTTTTTCTAATTATTATAAAAATTTATTTTCTAAAAACCCTACTTATTTAAAATTGCATTATCAGGAGAAAATCGCTTTAATAGTAGAAATTAGTAAAATTGAAATTTATTCTAAACAGGAAACCGGATTTGAATCTGAATTTATAACCACAGAAAAATATTTTAAAATAGAATTAGGAAGAGTTTATTTAACGGTTTAAATTGAAAATAATTAAATTTTATGTAAGTATAAATCATGGAGGATATGATTATGCCGTCAGGAAGATTGACTAAATGGAAAGATGAGTTTTGTGAGATGTTGGTTAAGCATATGACCAAGGGTAATTCCTTTGTTACTTTTGGTGCTATAATCGATGTCACAGAGGAAACCCTACATAAATGGAAGCGTGAGAAGCCTACTTTTTCTGAGTCCTACAAGAAAGGTCGGTTAAGATCGCAGCTTTATTGGGAGAATCTTGGCAAAGGACAAGTAATAGGTAAATTTAAAGGGCCGTCTGCAACATGGACATTTAACATGAAGAATCGCTTTGGTTGGACTGATCGTAGAGAGGAGCGTCTAGAGATAGCTGCAATTAATATTAATATTAAAGGATGGGATGATATTTAATGGTAGACATTAGATTGTTTCCAAAACAAATAGAGTTTTTACAGGCAAAAGAAAGATCCGTTTTACTACAATCAGGGATAGGGGCAGGCAAAAGTTTCGTAGGTGCCCTCTGGGTAGTCCTTATGGCACTTAAGTATAAAAATGTTAAGGCCCTTATTGTAGCAAGAGATTTTCCGCAATTAAAAATGGCAACATTATCCGAAGTCGAGAAGGTGTTAAAACTGTTAGAGATGCAAGAGGGTGTCCATTATATTTGGAATAAATCTAATAACGATATAAAGTTTTTTAACGGTACTCAAATTTATTGTAGGGGTGCTAATAACTTCGATAGTTCTTTTAGAGGAATTAATGCATCCTTTATCTATGCCGATGAGGCCGACTATTATAAAGAGGAAGCATGGAGTACTTTAAAGGGGAGACTTAGAATAGCTCCCGAATTAATGAGAGTAACGTCATCACCTAAAGGGTATAACCATATATGGGAAGACTTTTTCAAAAATAAAAACGAAACTAGAAAGGTGATAGTAGCAACAACATACGATAATCCAACTCTTTCAACCGAGTATGTAGAAGACCTGAGAAGTTCATACTCTCCAAGACTGTTTGAACAAGAGGTTTTAGGCAAGCGATTACAGTTAAATGTAGGGTGTGTTTATAATGAGTTTAGCAGAGAGAAACACGTTGCTCCTTGCAGGGATAAGCTAACTGACAAAGATCAACTATTCTTTTTCACTGATTATAACATCGCAAATTACTGTGGTGTTTATATGTTTGAGAGGGATGGTATGGTATATGCGATTGGAGAGGAACATTTAAAGTATGAAGGTACTCGTAAAATGGCAGAGCAGATCAAGGCAAAGTATGCTAATGACCGCCATGTAATTGTATGCGGTGATAGTGCAGGTAATAACAAAAGGGATGTTGCTGCTACAAAGACCAACTACGAAATATTTAAAGAGGTGTTAGGGTTTGGGTCAACTCAAAAGGTTAGAAACCCTCCTGTTTATCAAAGAATAATCGCTGCTAATTCAAATCTTTATCATAAAAAGCTAGTAATCGATCCCTCTTGCAAAACATTAATAAAAGACTTAGAGTTATTAGCATGGAAAGAAGACGGCAAGGAGGTTGAAAAAACAATTGACCTGTCTCATGCTAGTGACGCTTATACATATGGAGTATGGTATTGGCTACCAATTAGACCAAAGCGGAGAGCAACTAGTAATATACAACTTTAGGGAAGGGGTTATATGACAACAATTAACGTATCAGAGTTAGTAGAACAAATTAAACAGAATGAAGAATCTACCACAGTCAATAAGAACATTTTTGATATTTTAGAGGGGCAACTATATAACAAGGTTGATGTTGCTCTAAGAGATTCATATGTCTCTGATCGTGCTTATAAAATAGCAAGGAAACAGATAGCTCCTATTAATGTTATTTCTCAGATGGTTAGCAAACTATCTAAGATTTATTCTACTCCTGTAGTAAGAACAACTGACAATTCAACAGATCAAGAGTTGATGGATTACTATATTACCGAGATGGGCTTTGATAGTGCTATGAGTGACGCTAATAAGTTCTATAATGCGATGAAAAGCACAGCGATTGAGCCTTATCTTGATGATAGTAAACCGAGACTAAGAGTAATCCCACCGCACCAATTCATCCCATACTCAACAGATATTGTTAATCCAACTAAGATGGATATATTTGTTAAACTTATGGGTAGAAAAAACGATGTAAATATATACTTTGTTTATACTGCAACAGAGTTTGTTGCTATGGATGGAAATGGCAACATCTTGTCTGAGTATATGCAAGAGAATGAAGGTGAAAACCCTTATGGTATATTACCGCAAACATATGTTAATAAATCTAGACATCTTTTAACCCCTTACCCAGACAAAGACCTTTTACAGTTTGGGATTATAATCAATGTTAAATTAGCTAACCTTATGTATGCAATCCAATTCCAGACCAATTCAATCATCTATGGAATTGATTTAGATGTTGTAAATCTAGAACTTAATCCTGATACCTTCTGGGATCTCCACACAAGTGATGATGGTAAAAAACCAGAGATAGGTATGATTAAGCCAGAGGTTGATATAGAGCAAGTCTTAGGTCTTATAGACCAGACAACAGAGAAGTTTCTTAATAGTAGAAACTTAAAGGGCAACAGTGCGAGTGCTGAGGCCTCCGCTAGTGGAGTTGCCCTTCAAATTAAAAACATAGATACTACTGACGATAGAAAAGAACAAATAGTTTATTTTACTAGCGTTGAGAAGGATCTATGGGACAGAATTAAAGTCCTTCATAATTATTGGGCAGACGCAGGGTTAGTAGAAGACAGGAGACGTTTTACAGATACGTTTGAGCCTTCTATTACCTTTGCAAGTCCAAAGCCTATTGAGTCTCAAATGGATATAGTTAATCGTAACAAGGAATTATTAGCTATAGGGTTAATAACCAAAGAGCTAGCTATGAGAGAAATTTATCCTAATAAATCTCAAGAAGAAATAGAGAAATTGTTAGAAGAAATTAACGAAGAAGAAACTATAAAGGTGGAAGGATTTGCCAGCGAAACATCAGAAAACATCATTCCAGATAAGCTCAAAGTATAGCGATAACGAAAAAAAGTCGATTGCTCAAGATGTGATCGACTATATTGTTAAACGTACTAAACAGCGAAAAGATAAAGAAGGCAAACGCATGAAGGGCTACTCTAAGTCCTATGCTAAAACTCCAGAAGCTCAAGCCGCTGGCAAAAGGCGAGGTCAAGCCGCCAACCTTAATCTAAGTGGTGATATGTTATTTGCTTTAGGTGAGTACACTAAAATAAAAGATAGGTCTATTGAGATTGGATACAAAAAAGGTTCAGAAGAAAATGCTAAAGCCGATGGCAATATAAGAGGGACTTATGGCAGCAAGACGGCGAATAGTAACAAGGCTAGAGATTTTTTAGGCATTAATGGCACAGAACTAAATAAAATACTCAAGAATTATCCATTAGAAGACGAAGAGAAACGAAAAAAGTCAGTTGATATAAGCAAACTATCTAACTTTGTAGCAAAAGAAAAAGCGGGCGAAGCTCTTACTAGTGCGGAACTAACGACTAAGAAAGCGTTAGAGGAAGTTTATGGTGAAGTTTAGTGACAAAATAAATAGAAGAATTATTAATAAAGTGACCTCTAGTCAGCGGCTTAAACCTATAGCTAAAGAGCTTGCTACTATGATGAGAGTTAGAGTGAGGAAAGGTTTTGGTGTTAGCAAGTCTAAAGGGGCGAGATATAAATTTAGAAGGTTAGAAGATTCAACTGTAGAGGCAAGAAAAAGACAAAAGAAGGAAGGTAAATTATTGGAAGGGGAGAGTGCTACAAGAAGTAACCTAACCGCCACAGGTAAAATGACAGATGCCATGTCGGGGACTACCAAGAATGGTAAAATAGTTATCTACATGAAAGAGGGTCGTAGAGATGGGGTGTCGAACAACGATATGATTGCCTATCATGAGAAGATGGACAGACCTTTTTTTCATTTATCAAGAAAAGAATATAAAAAAGTGGTTAATTTAGTAAGAGCGATGGTTAATAAATTTGTAAAGAAATTTTAGCTATTGCAAATAACATAAAAATAGGAGAGAATAAAAATGATTGAAAAACCCAGTGTTAGTAACACACCTGAACTCGTTCGAGACGAATCAGTAAACAAGCCAGAAACTATTGCTTATGATACACACAAAAAACTTTTGGGACAACGAAAGTCGGATCAAGAGAAAATGCGTGGTTTGGAGCAACGGGTAGCCGATCTTGTAAATGCTAATGAAGAAGCCGAAGAGGTTAAACTTAAAGAGCAAGGCAAGTGGCAAGAGATGGCAGGTCGAAGCGAGACTAAAGTTAAAGAGCTTGAATCAGAGATCCTTGGATACAAAGACTCTGTTAATAAAGCTGTTAAACTGACCTCTTTTAGAGACCAATTAGGTGGAACGGTAGATCATCCCAGCTACTACGATTATGTAAATGTAGATGAGATTATGATAGACCAAGAAACCGGAGTAGTTGACACCTCTAGTGTTGAACAGGTTGCTAACCAGTTTAAGAAGGAACATCCGAAACTCTATACCCCTAAAGTTTCTAAGTCTCTTCCTGCTGATGCTCCTCAAGCCACTGGTAATATGACAACAACTCCAACTAACAAAAATGAAATCGCAAGCGCATTAAAAGATGAACTTGCTAAACAATTTAATTAATAGGAGTCTAAAATGGCAGACGCATTATTTGGTAGTACAGAGTCTACCGCCGTTTCAAACGCTAAGATTGCTACACTGGTACAGTCTTATTTAGTACAACAAGCAAAACTATTACCTCTAATCACTGATTATTCAGGATTGGTATCAGAGGGAGATAAGTCTCTTTCCTTACCTAGAAGTGGTGGTTTTACAGTAGGTGACAAAGCTGAAAATACAGCAGTTGATTCTCAAATAGTAACTTACGCAGCAGATACAATCCCTTTAACTGACCATAAAGTTGTTCAGTTTTTAGTAGAGAAATTTGCTAAAAGACAAGCTGCTCCAGCAGTTCTTTCTGATATGCTTATGAAAGCAGGAAAAGATATGGCACTAGCGGTTGACGCTTTAATTGCAGCTCAATTACTTGGAGGGCCTTCTACAGCTACTCCAGACCATGTTATCGATTTCAATGATGGGACTAATAACGATCTTGAATTAGCTGATGTTTTAAACATTAGAGCATTACTTCAAGCTCAAAACATTGACATTAATGAGTGTTACATGGGTATCCATCCTGCTAAAGAAAAAGAGATGTTAGCAATTGATAACTTTATTGATTCTTCGAAATATGGAAGCAGCGAAGCGATTCAAAATGGGGTTATTGGAAAAATTTACGGATTAAAAGTCGTAGTTTCAAATTCGTTTGAGGCCGATTCAGTCATAGGTTGGCATCCATCAGCAGTTGGATTCGCCTTCGCTCAAGGTATTGTAATTGACGAGCAAAAAGACTTAGCTAATTTAGCTACAAGATATTCACTAGACTTCATTGCTGGTGCTCTTGGTGGTCTTGATTCAGGAGTAAGACAAGTATTAGTTGAGCCACACGCTTAATTAACCTTTTAAATAAGGAGGGGGCTAGTTTACTGGCCCCTTTATAGTTTATGGAAAAACCTACTTTAGTACCTATTTTCATTACAGCATCGACAAAGAAAGATCTAGTTCGTAAAATGCTAGAAATAAACCTTAAGCAAAACGCTCATCATAAGTTCTTTGATATACAGAAAGATGGGAACGAGTGGGTAGCTTGGTATTTCAAGGATGTGCTACATGGGTAAGACACGTTTTGATTTAGAAAAAGATAAGTTTACCACAAACGATGATGGTGAAACAGTCGTCCGAACAACCGCTACAGGAGAGTTTACTTTTAGTGGATTAAAGAACGGTGGTGAGATAACCATGGTTACTTTAAATGATTCTACTTGGACGGCATTACCATTATCTCCCCTTGCCAGTAGAAACGCTCTTACAATACAGAATAGATCAGGTATAGAAATTAAAATAAATTATGACAACAGTGTTTCTGGTTATGTAGGATTAATAATCCCTACGAGTGGGGAACGATATTATGACATTTCAGAAACTATAGTTATATATGCTAAATCTGCGAGTGGTACTCCCGAAATAGCAGTAGAAGAGTTAAGCTAATGGGAATAGTAGGATCACATTTTGACCCAGAATTTGTAGACGCTCGTGTAGTATTAACGAATGTTGATTGTAACTCTAGTGTTTATGAAGGTGCAGTGGTGGTGCTGATATCGGGGGTAGCCGTAAACGCCCAAGCCGACTCTCTTGCCAATTCAAACATGATAGGAATTGTTGAAAGCAAGCTATCATTAAATAAATGTAATATAAGAGTTCAGGGAACTACAGACGGCGATATATTTAGTGGGCTTGATGAATCTAAAGAATATTTCCTTAGCGATTCAATTGCAGGGGAGATAACGGCAACTCCTCCAAGTGCTACTGGAAGTATAATGCTAAAAGTAGGTCAACCCTTCGACTCAGGTAATATGGTCGTCCTTAAAGGACAAAGAACTGTGAGGTTATAATGGCAGCTAGGAAGAAAAAGAAAACAAGTTTAACCGATAAAGAGCTACAGAGAATAGACAAACACCATGCTACAATAAGTATGGAGAAACTAGAGTTAAAATATATTCAGCTTGAAGCAAAAAACCTACAACTTAGCTACCAATTGAGCATGAATGACTTAAACAAGAGAATAGAAAAGAAGAGCAGTGATACAGAGGCGAGGATAAAAGCTCACACTGCATATATGAAAAATTTATCAGACCTATGTGGGATTGATGGCAAATGGTCATTTAATCCTGAAACAGGTGAAATTATCAAGGAGGATTAAATGACAGAAAAGTTTTTAGTTGTTGAGAGTTCGGGCGCATATGAAGAGAAATATGGTTACGGATCAACTGAATTTATTAGTACAAGCGCAGGCGCAGGGGATAGCGGAAAACCGATTTTATTAAATGCGTCAGGATTAATTGATAGTTCAATGGTTGACGCTTCAAGCGTGAGTCATGATGGAACTAGTGGGGCAGCAGCTTCTGTAGTTCATACAGCGTTTCCACTTTTAGATGGAACACGAGATTACACAGGTATTCAGAGTTATTCTACAGGATTTTCTTTTACAAATGATAATGAACTTATCACTAAGAAATATGTTGATGATTTTGGATTAGGATTTTCATGGCATGAAAGCGTTCTAACTAGAACTGCAACT